CTCCGGCGTGAGCAGTTACGCTAACCTCCCTCAGTTATCGCAAATGCCATGTCTTTCTCAACATGCGGCCCGCCTGCATGCGGACCGATGGAAGGCGACGTGCCTGTGTGAGCATGATATGTAGGATGTTTGTTTGGTTTTGATTAACATGCTTGCAAAAATCCACGCCCGGCCGGGATCACCGGGACGCTTGGTGGCGAGGCGTTTGTCATGCAAACGCGCCGCTCGGCAACCGACTAGGCCTCGATCGCCAATGGCGCGTAGCGACCCACGGTTTCCGCAACTTGGGAAATATCCCGCACTCCATTGCCCAACGCGAACGCCATGCGCGTAAGACGATCCCACATCGAGTCCGTGGCGATCGGATGATGGATGTGCCCACCACTTGCAGGATTGGACAGATCGAATCGGATCCTCCACTCTATCGTGACCAAATACTCAAGCTTTGTCTCGCCTGGGTTATAGACCACAATCGGCGCCCAGCCGGCCGAATATGGTTGGTCGATGGCGTATTGGACGCCGTCCGTGTCATTGAGCGGGTTGATGTGCGTGAAATCGGATAGGTCGTTCATATCCAGCGGCGCAGAATCCAACTGGACGCCGCGAAGACACAACCTGGGATTCGCCATCAACCTCGGCGTCTGATATGACACAAACTCGTCCGCAAAAGTTTGCACCGTCCTGATATCGCCTGGGCGCATACCATGGATGTTCATACGGCCAATGTAGCTGACACCATTGGTCGTCTGCAAAGCGTTGGCGTTCATGACCTGGACTGACAAAGCCGCCGGAACCAATGTAGCTGCTGCCCCCAAAGTCTGCAGCGGCATGGTCTGGTAGCTCACATTGCCAGGATCGCTGATCGCCCCCGCCAAAGTAAGAGCTTCAACTGCGCACAGGTTAGTCCATACTCGACCAGGCGCAGGGACTGTCTCCGTCCTTTCCTGCATGTACGTGCCTACTTGCACGAATGGGCTAGCACTCTCAAAGCGCTTAGTAGTGCGGACAGTGGTATACGGACCCACTGCCCGAGGAAGAGCAAGATGGCTGCTATGAAAAGCGTTCCAGCACTGCAGAGAACCGCCATTCTCCTTCCTCCTTCCATTTCCGTTCCCATTCGGCTTCGGGAACGGTTTTGGCGCCGTCGCTCCGACCTTCGGGGCAAGAACCGAAGGTGCGTTAGCCCTTGCGACGGCCGCGTCGCGTTTCTTGGTGCGCGTGGGCTTGCGCATTCCATTCCTGTTGCGGAAGGATTTCGCCATGGCGGAATCCGTGAGTTTGTGCGTGTGTGATCGTATTGTAGCTCAAGCGGTCGCTTTGTCCTCTATGTACAAGCGTTCGGGACTTGTGCCCGTCGGCATCCGCTCCGTCGAGCGGGCCCTCGCCCTCCAAGGCTGCCAGTAGTGACCCCCACATATGACTAGGCTCTGCTGTCTCGCAGGGGTATGCTGGCAATGTAGCCACTTCCTTTGTCGTCCTTCCAACCGCCTCCGACGAATCGGATTGGAAGCTTTTCGGTCGAAACCTTATAGCTGGCGACCAGTGTTGAGATAGCCGGACCACATTCAACGTGCCGAAAGCCGAAGCTCCACCATATGACGGGTCCGATCCCACAGGGGTGGGACGACTTCAACTGGGGCCCAATCCATCGGGCGTACTGATGGTCCCCCAGGGCCTTCACCTCAGTCCTGTGCTCGGACAGCAGGCTTACACCGCGATGTCGGGCTCATCACGGCAAAAGAATAAGCCTGGTAGCGTGGCCGTAGCCATCGTGGACACCCCTTTCAAGTCCACCGGGATTCAGCACATCTTGATCCCAACCACCATTCTCAGACCAGGGCTATTAACCCTGGCCCCCCCCTTTTAGCAACCACATACGAACCTGAATTCACGCCTCGCCGAGGCACCATGCTGCTTGTGTTTTTACTTGAGCGACGTCTCGCACAACCGCGCGACGACGTCGTCGTAGGACCTGAAATCATCGAACTCCGCGGTGCACAACTCACTGACCAACTTCATGGAGTCTGTCGTCCAGTTGTGACCCAACTTCTGCGCCCAGAAGTAGAAATTGCAGTCCCCCACAGGGTTCACGTCTGCATACAGTGTGCGGAAGTTCAACTCAGTGATCTCATCTTCGATCTTGTGAACGGTGGGCGCATCATCAATGCCACCGCTCAGACGGTACATGTTGTCCTTGGTGAACGTTGCGTCTTCACCCAATGACTTCGCGTAGTGGTGGAAGTACTGCGACAAAGGCGGGAAAACGCCCGCCAACTCGTGCGCGCGCGACAGATAGCTCGCCTTCGCGATCTTCTGCACTCCCTTGACATCACCCTTGTCGTAAGCCTCCCTCGCCTCCGTCGACGTGGTGAGGCACGCATTCTTGAGTGCTCTCTTCAAATCTGGCATGGCGATTGCGCCTTCAAACCATGCCATCCCGGATGTGTACCCCGTCCTCTTGGGGTTGATGGCGTCCTGCTCTATGGGGTGTCTCACAACCCTTCCCTCGTCGTCAGTGGCCACGTGCCACCCGCAGAACTCCGCTCTGTTGGCACACCCAGTGTCAACCAACTTCATGTTAAACCCCATCGCTTCCCAGTATTGCTCCACCTGGTCCCATTGGGGTGTGCCCTTTTTCAGCCTCGGGAACGTATTCACCAAACTATCGTCCCCTTCGAATGCCGCAATGTACGTGCGCTTCTTCCCCCACTTGTCGAGCGCCTTCGACTTCTTGGGGTTCAGGAACAAAAGCGCTTGTTCCGGGGCATAAAGGCAGTTCGTCCACAACGTGAAATTAACAAGCCAATTAAGGCAAGAGGTCCCACGGTGGCCAGAACGCCGAATGGCGTTGATCTTCCTAAAGCACACGCCGTTGGTGTCACGGCAAATGAGCTTCAGGACCTTCTTCTGACCAGCACGGTAATGGGCCTCATTCCATGCGTCTGGCACGATGCCTGAGCCCGCGATCTCGTCCATCACGTGGGCAATAACTATGTTTTCCGTCAGGTCACGGATGAGCACGCTGCACGTCGTATCCCAAGCGGAGCCGTCGCCTTCGACCAGGCCTCCGTCGGGGCAGCGCGAGAATTCGCGCAAAATGCGCGCAATCGCGTCACGCTTGCTCGTGTGCTTTATGCTCTTCTTTTCAAAATGAGCAAACATCAACTCCTCGATCGTCTTGATGGTCA